ATTTTCTTAACATTTATTGTTGATTTTGCTTTATTGCCGTATTAATGTGCGTCAGTATTAGTGAGTTTACAGTATTTGTGTTCTTTAGGTTTGGTCGTTGCATGATCACTCCCCATGGTTCCTATGGGAGAGAAGCGTGCTTGTTGATGGATAGACAGTATTGTGGGAATCCAACCCACGTTCTGTCGAAAATTTTGTTCCTTATGCGTTTGGAATTCGGCTAAATGCCGAACTGGCTCGATAGGCCTATGGAAACTTAATTGCAGAGAATTATGAACTATCGTGGTTGAAGCCGCGTTACAACGGTGCCCTTGAAGGGATAGCGGGTGTTGCCATGGATCTACCAACGGTCCAAGGAGATTCCCAAACCACCAAAAATAAGATTGGTAAAAACTCGACGACGGAAGAGATCCGATTGTCGTTTGATAGTGAGAGTGATGAGGCCAAGATGTGGTCTGAGATGGTTAGCGACTATGGTGATGAAGGTTTTTGTGACATGGAGCAGCTTGTTCCTGAGTCATTGACCATCAAAAATAGTGCGTTTGACTTTGACGGAGAGTTGGTGTCTTCCGTGTTGTTGTTGGGCTTCTTGAAGACAGTCGTTCCCCTTTCCGAAAAGAGAACGGGAAGGAAATTGTCTTGGAAGGTCGTGAAGTGTGTGAAGAGAACGGAGCGATTGAGTGCTAGGTTGGCATATCGCATTTCCTCAGTTGAGGTGATTCGAGCTTTGCTAAAGACGTTTAAGCAACAATTCTCTTTGAAGGTAGCACGCAAGGATTTGCGTGAGGATTTGGAACCATTGCATCCACAGGCGTACGGTGGAATAGATGCCTTCCTGGATGTGTCCTCGATTAGTTTAAGTCATTTGGCGTTTTTGATGCCGGATGGGCTGGATGAGATTGCCTCCATCATTGTGTTGTCTGTTGAGACGGCGAAGAGTGTTAGAAATGCGCGGAACTGGATCTCAATATATGCTACCTTGGCGGCGTTGGCAGGGTCGCTTCGAATTGGTCCAAGCCAATTTCTAAACATGCTTGGGTTACATGGGGGTCCTGGGGTGATGCGATTTACTCCCCCCGCGGCGAAGACGTTCAAGATTGATGGGGTGTATTACACGGCGGATGAGGTCCGTCGTGGTGGATTGAGTTCGAGGGTTCCCCAAGATTTGCTTGACTCGGAGTCCATGTTTGACATCCCCTTGGAGGGGGAGGAGGCATTGGAGCCACAAGGATTGTTTGATCAATTCCCAAAGTCGTTGGGTTTGAAGTTCATCCAATCAATTGTTGGGATTTCCTTTGTGGTGGCTGTTCAAAAGGTGCTCAAGGTGGCGTTTGACCCTTCCATCACAATGAATCTTACTCGTGAGTCGATGAAGGGAAGCATGGAGAGTGTTACCGAGATGTTGAGTTCGATGATCAAGTGTATGGCCGAGTTGGATTTTTGGTCTGCGTTGGATGTGTTCAAGGCCGCGTTCTTCGGTGAGGACGTGGTGGAGGTTGCCAAGTTGGGAAAGGAGTTTGGTCTAATTAGATCGGATGAGACCATGAGCTCCCAAGTGGCTCTCATCAAGATTGCGGTGTTGTCCAAGAGATTAAATGAGTTGAGGAATCACTTCACGGTCACTGAGAACAAGCCTGCGTTCAAATTGGTGGTCAAGTTGTTGGATGAGATTGCCCAGGAGGAGAAGGTGAGGAAGAATCGTGTTGCGTTGAGTGGTTTTAAACCTCCCCCATTGTTGTTGATCGGGCATGGACCTGCCCGGGCGGGTAAGTCCATTATCCCTCAGGCCGTAATTGCCGCGTTGGGAGCCGTTTACGATCTTGATTTGGATTATCGCCGTGAGATTACATATTATCCTCAAACTGGTTCGGAGTACAACGAAGGTTTTGGAAGTCAACACTTGCATTATCACCGCGACGAAATGGCGTCGGCTGATCCCAAGATTGACAAGAACTTGGGAGCTCACGTGGGAGCCATTCTTGACATTTGTAGCCCGGTTGCTACAACCCTGAATATGGCGTTTGAGTCCAAGGGTAAGGTTAATACTAGTAACATCAAGGTGATGACGGTCAATACCAATGCGAGCATCGCGGACTTGTGTGTTCTATATGCCCAGCCCGAGGCGTTGTTGGGGAGAGCCCTGTGGGTCACCCCTAGTGTTGTGGCATCGGTTAAAGATGGTTCAAGGTTTGATCCGTTATTGATGGAGAAGTTGACGGTCGGAGAACTGAACAAGATTATGACCTTTAAAGTTGTAAAGGCTTCCAAGGGACCCCATACCATGATTGATGAAGAGGTGGTGTTCCAGGGTGACTTGCTCAACTTTGTCACGTTTATCTCAAAACAGTTGGAGTCTGCCAAGTCCGGGAAGAGACATGCCGTTGCGAGGATGTTTTCCCAAGTCGCTGAGATGCAGGTCGGTGTCCCACTTGTCCCAAAACGGGAGGAGGCCGCGGTGAAACAGGCGGCGGAGAAGAGGAGATTGTTGGTTTCAAAAATGAAGGTGCTCCGTGAGGTGCGGGATTTTACGTTTCCGAGTCTTGAGTCCAAGGAAGAGAAACGTGTGAGACAACAAGAGGAATTGGTTAGGAAGCGTGCCATTGCGTTTGGGTATCCGGATTTGGAGCCTCAAGGTCTGTTCTCTTGGAGGAGAAAGAAGCAGTCGGAGGACTTGGCGAATGTACAGCCCCCAGTACCTGTGGTTCGCCGTCGGTGGACCTGGAGGAAGTTGGAGCCAATTCCAGAGGAGCCGGTGGTAGTTGAGTCTCCCCCTAGTCCGGCGCCAATTGTGAAGGCAGTTGTCAAAAAGTCATGGTTCTCATTCCCCCGTTGGAGACACAAACTCATTGTTTCGGGCGCGAAGTTGGTTGTGTCTGATTTCTTGGATGAGTTGCAGTCATTCTATGTCCGTTACAAGATTGTGATTAAGTCCATTGCAGCCGCTGTTGGTGCCTTGGTGGCCATTGGAGCGGTCGTTGCCATGGTTGGCAAAGAGAAGGAGGACGTGAAGTTGGCTCCACAATTGGGAATGCCGGTCCCAATTCCTGTTGACCACCCTTATCCTTCGGATGAGGTGAGAGAGTGGAATGAGAAACTGTTTCGGATTGCTCCTCGTGTTGATGCAAGGGAGTTTATTGTACCTGTTCATGGGGGGGCTATGGTTGTTCCGAACGGGTTGGCTAAAATAGAGAGGAATGTTATGCGCGTCACTATAACCCCATCATCTGGAGGGGTTGAGGGCGTTTCCTGCTCCGTTTTTGGTTACCAGTTCAAGGGATATTGCCTGACCGTTGGACATACCATTCCGAAAAGCACGACGTCTGTTGTGGTTGAGTGTCAGAGCCCGATGCTTCCACGGGGCCCTTCTAGAAAGTTGCTTGAGAAGGGCTATTGGCAACATGTGAGGGGTTCCGACGGTGTTGTGTTTCCTTGTGTTCTTCCCGGTGGTATTCGGGATATTTCTAGTGTTTTGAAATTTGGTGTTGCTAAGGTGGGTGATCGTTGCATCTTGTTGGGTGCATTGGACCAGGAAAGGATTGAGGGAGTTGTGTTGGAGGTGCGGGACATCTCCTATCAAGTTGATCCCTCGAATCCCAACTCTGATGTTATTCCTGTGAAGAATGCAATTGTCACCTCGATAACAACAACGACGGATGGTTCATGCGGGCGGTTCCTAGTGGTGGTTCGGTCCACGGAGATGTTTTTGGTTGGGTGGCATTTTGCTAGAAACAAAATCAACAGTCAGGCTTACTCTAGTCCCTTCAACATTGAGGCTATTGAGGGAGCAGTGGGGTCGCTTGTGAGTCAAGTTGTTCCTCAATCCTTGCTCCATTCGGAGTCGTTCTCATGTGGTGCAATGTTACACCCGGAACAGGTGGTACAGAGTTTGCCTAAACATGGATTGTTTGCTGACGGGAGATTTGCGATTGAACAGTCGTTGCTGCCCGTTTTCGGGGTCTCCGGAAATTCAAAACCATCAAAGAGTTCCTTGTTGCGTAGTCCATTTTATGATGAGGTGGCTCCGTTACTGGAGGCGAAGGGGCGTGTCTTTGCCCCTGCTGTCCAGGTGTGCACGTGGAGACATGACGACAAGTTGTCTGCTAGTAGAAGAGTTTCTCCATATGAATACGGAATGAGTTTTCGTAAGATTCCCGTGGCAACCCCCAGCCTGAGAGCATTGGAGTCGTGTCTTCTTGGGGCAGTCAAGTTGGTTTCGAACGCGATTGGTGGTGCTAAAGCGGACCCCGTGAGTTTGGATGATTCGTTGAACGGAATTGGGATGATGCAAGCGGTTAATCCCTCGACTGGAGCCGGAATGCATGTTCCAGGCAAGAAGGGAGCTTTCATGTGGGATGTTACTACTCCAGAAGGGGTTTTTAGAGTTAGCGGCGAGGAGCTGCGCACGTCGGTTCACAAGTTGGTGAATACTCTATCCGCCGGGGTGTTGCCTCCTGGGGTTTCCAAGATTGCATTGAAGGACGAGCTGTTGAAGATGGAAAAGATCTTGGCTGTTGCCACACGCATGATCCAAGTTGTGGCTCTTGATGAGTTAGCGGCCTGTAGGATGTTGATGGGTCAAGCCATGGAGTTGTTGTATAAGTCTTTGCAAACAACCTTTGGCATGTGCTTCACCGTTAATGCGCAGGGCCGAGATTGGGCTGAGATTTTTAGTCGTTCTGTTGATACAAACGGTGATTTCACTAGGCTGGGGGCGGATTTTAAGGCGTATGATCTCCACCATCAACTCATCTTTTTATGGTTTGCATTTGAGCTATTCCTTCGTCTTCTTAAACCTGTTCTCAATGTTCCCCCAAGTTTGTGGAAGGTGTGTGTTGGTCTGTGTTGGATGAAGTTGCGTAGAGTTACCCTTGTTGATGGTGTCTGGGTTTTCGCCTTTTTGGGTGGTCCCACTGGAGACATTTTCACGGTCCTATTTAATTGCATCTGCCAGCTGTTCTACTGGCACTCCACGTGGTGGGAGGTTGGCGGGCCGCGATCATTTGAACTTTTCTATGAGGAGATTGGCTCACATTGGAATTCCTTGGGGGATGATTGTAGTCTTAAAGTTCCGGTTTCTGTTGCCGGTTGGTTTGGTCCGACTCAGATTGTTGAAGCGATGTTGTTGAGATGTGGCCAGGAGATTACGGGGGACGGTGCGAAGGGAGTCTTGGAGTATGGAGGAGAGGTGACGTTTTTGAAGAGGAAGTTTCGTGTGTGTGGGAGTCGTGTGTTTGCTCCGTTGGAGGAGGTTTCAATTTTGAAGAGTTTGTTGTATTATGACGGTTCAAGGATTGATTTGTCTATAGATTTTCGCAATTACCAGCTTTTATCGACGGCGTGGGAAGAGTGTTTCTTTCATGATGATGAGACGAAGAATAGGTTGAGAGACCTTATTATTCGACTCAAGGAACGTCTGCCACTTCGCTTTCGTAATAAAGCTTTTCGCAGTGATACCGAGTTATTGGAGCGTTTCGACTCGGGATCCTGGAGTTTGTGGTCCAAGGTTGGGCCAATGCAGGAGCATCTACTAAACGAGGGTGTGGCTGAGAGCTACAACAGTTTTGTATTTGACTCCTATGAAACGTCAACAGACGTTCCCCGTCCATCGCGGCCGGGGAACGTATCAGAAGTGCTAAAGGTTCAAGAAAAGGAGTTGATTGCCGAGTCTCTCCGCCTAGCTTCTGTGGAGGGGCGCCCATATGGGTTACCCCCTATCGGAAAACAATCTGGGGTGGTTTGGTCGCCACCGCCGGATATTTTAAGACCAGCTGAAACACAAAATTTTTCAAATGCGCCGCAAGAAATTGCCGCGCCGGGGGTGTCTGCCAACATTGGCACCCTCACCACCGTCGACGACGATAAAGGGGTGATTGGTCAGACGACGTGTATAAGTTCAACATTGCAAAAGGTGACGGTCGAGAGGCCGATGCAGGTCGTTGATCTTTTTCCAAATGGGATGATTGGGGATGATGACGTCTTCTTCTCTAGGCCCATACAAATTGTTGCGCTATCGTGGTCCAACTCCATGGCCGATGCGACCATCACACCCCAAACGTTGTGGTTCAATTATCCCTCGGTTCTGGCTCGTACCGCAAATTATGCAAATTGGAGATTCGATTTGGTGTTGCGATTTGAGTTCTCCCCAGCTGCATATGATTATGGATTGGCACGTGTTTGGTGGTTTCCCATGGAGCCGCTGATTGCTTTGAGTTCCGCAATTAACGTTCCCCAAACGGGTCCCGGAAAAGCCAGCCAAAACTTGGGGATTTGGCTTGATGCGGCGCAACCGGGCGTGCAAGAGTTGGTCATTCCGTGGTTGTGGCCTAATGATTCCATGGATCTCACTCAAACCGGCAGACTTGATGGATTGTTGAATCTGGGTACCCTGCACTTTACGCCTGTTGTCCAATTGCAAAGGTCGGACAGTAGTGCTGTCGGCACCATTCCCATTTTGGTTCGTGCGTCAGCCCGAAATGTTGTCAAGTCTGGGCCCACTCGTGTCGATTTGGTTGCTCAGAGTAAGTTTTCCGAGGTCGTTAGGGTTGTTGGCAAATCTGTCAAGGTGCTGGCGGGTATTCCGGTGTTGGAGGGTATGGCCAATGGAGCTGCATTTGTCCTGGACAAGTTGTCGGATGTCGCTGGTTACTTCGGTTGGTCTCGACCGTTGACCATTGTACAACACCGGATGGTTCCAAGGCCTCCCGGGTATGCGGTTTTAGACGCTGCTGATGATGCGTTGTCCCTGTCTTACTACAAATCGTACGGGATCATGGATCCGGTTTCCAATATTGTCAGAATTAAGGAGGATGAGATGTCTATTGGATACATCGCTGGGGTCAAGTCGTTCTGTATGTTGAATACCGTGGCTTCGACGGATGGGATTAATACCTTGGTGGATGAGTATCATGTTCATCCGGCGGTTACGTCGGGTATTGTTGGAACTGCCACACAAATTTGCCCTACCTCCCTCTGTGTTGCTGCGCTGCCGTTTTCATTTTGGAGAGGAACCCTAGTTTATGAGTTTCGTGTGGTGTGCTCCAATTTTCACTCTGGCAGTTTGCGTATAACGTACGATCCCAGTGTTGGGGCTCCTGCCAATCCTGGCTATGAGATGTCAGAGACATGTGTCATTGAGATTAAACCCGGAGCGATGACGACAATCAACGTGGGGTGGTCCAATCGGATGGCGTGGTTGCCCGTTCCTACTAGTCCCTACGGATTAACGGTCTCAAATGCGGAGACGTTGTTAAGCAACGGAATGTTGAGGCTGAATGTTTTTAATCCTGTGCGAGCGCCATCCACCACGGCTCCGGTTTACGTTATGACGAGTATTCGCGC